ACCCTGATAGTTGAACATTGACAGACATTTTTCTACTATCAGGGTATGAATACTATTACAGACGACGAAGGCTTTGATGCCATCAAGAAAAATTACGACAAGTACATGAATCTTCTTAAGAAGTTTTTCCCCAACTCCGGTTCTGCTATTAAGCAGCTGGAAAAGGAAATGGGAGAACGACTCTTCATGTCTCCTCGTGATCAGGTTCCAAGTCTGGGCGGGACATCAGGGGGATTGATTGCATTTGCGGTGGAAACTGCCAAGAATGCCAAAACCTTTCAGCATTTGATTGACCAAAAGAAGCTGGTTCGAGTTGCTTTGATTCACGAACTGGGAAAGCTCGGCGCCGTCCAAGAAGGGCATGATTTGTATGTGGTAGAAACATCGGATTGGCACCGTGAAAAACTTGGGCGTCATTTCAAGTATAACGAGGACTGTCCCAAGATGTCTTTCGCGCACCGGACGCTCTTTTACGTTGCCCGATATGGTTTTCTTTTGGATGAAGACGAGTGGCTGGCTCTTGTTACAGCAGCTGGATTTCAGTATGATGAGAACCGGTTTTACGCAAATGAAGTGCTTCCGCTGGCAACAGCTTTGCAGGCATGCCGGACTTTTGCTCTTCAAAAAATGAAGAAATAGTTGGTTCGTTTTTGAGTGTCGAAGATACTTATATCCATGAGAAAGAAGCTTTGGGAACACGTGAAATGGATGTTGGAAATCGATGAAAATGTCGATACTTCTGATGATGGTGAATTATTGGTAGAGCCAGATGCTTCAAATGAAGATGACGAAGATGCTACGGAGCAATCAGTTGCTGCGTCCGTGGCGGGAGTTACCACGCCCCTTGGAACCGGTCCAACATATCCAAATAGCCCTAGCAGAAAAAAACAGTGTAAGTCAGCGGCTGCCGCCGCCGGCGGATCATATGGTGGCGGAAAGGTTCCCAACAGCAAATAAAACATTGAACATTGAAAGACAGATTACTACGATTGAAATATTAGGAATTGAAAGTTAACATTTTGCAAGTAGCAATATTGTAAGCTAAATAGTGCCAAACTATACTTTGGAGGTTAGAAAATGGCGATTGATCTAGACGCACTGCGTAAAAAGCTGGCCCAGCTATCCGGGCAAAACTCACGAAGCAATTTGATGTGGAAGCCACAAAAGGGAAAGGAGTCGGTAGTTCGACTACTGTCGTTCCCTGACAATGATGGCCAGCCATTCAAGGAGCTCTGGTTCTACTACAATATCGGCAACAACCCAGGATTGCTGACGCCCAATCAGTTTGGCGACCCAGATCCCATCCAGGAGTTGATCAACAAGCTCCGTTCCGATGACACCAAGGAGTCGTACGAGCTTGCCAAGAAGCTATACCCCAAGATGCGGTCCTTCGCACCGGTTGTGGTTCGCGGCGAGGAAGACCGAGGTGTTCGTCTCTGGTCCTTCGGAAAGACGGTGTACCAGGAGCTACTGAAGATCATGCTCGACTCGGACTTTGGTGATATCACTGATCCCAAGGCAGGGTTCGACATTAAGGTCAACGTAACTCAGCAGCCTGGTAAGCTGTATGCCGAGACATCAGTTCGGGCTCGTCCCAAGTCAACCCCTCTGTGCGAGGACAAGGCCAAGATCACTGAGTGGACCGGAAACATCCCAGACTTGGGCAACCTTTATTCTCCCAAGAGCTACGAAGATCTCGAGAAGATCATCAATGCTTGGCTAACCGACCCGGATGCTGAGGCTTCGTCCGGAACGTCCCGCGGCGCTCCCACTGTATCAACAAAAGAGGTTGTCACTGAGAAGAAGACATCTCTGGAAGATTTGGATGACGCTTTCGCTGATCTCGAAAAACTGTAAACAAGTGACCTGATGGTCAAGCAGGGCGCCCTCAAAAGGGGCGCCCTGTTTTGTTCATTGGGCCGAAAAGTGCTAATATCATCTAAGGAGCAAAAATGGCAAAGAGGAAAAAGAAAGAGCAAATCAAAAGTCTAGTTGATGACTTTACATCAGATCTGATCAAGGCAATTAACAAGGATCACGGATCCAAGATCGCATACAACCTGCACCAGGAGATCTCGCCAACACACGTCAAGCGATGGGTTAGCACGGGATCAGTTCAACTTGACTATATTGCCTCCAACCGAAGAAATGGAGGGCTTCCAGAAGGGAGAATCATAGAGATCTTTGGTCCGCCCTCGATTGGAAAGTCCCATATCGCCATCCAGATCGCCCGATCAACTCAAAAAATGGGCGGAATCGTGGTTTACATTGACACTGAGAACGCCACCTCTGTGGAGAATCTGGGACTGTTGGGAGTCGACATCTCCAAGCGATTTGTCTATGTGGATACCCATTGCACTGAGGAGGTTCTCTCCACAGCAGAGTCAACCATCCTGAAAGCAAAAGCAATGAACAAGGATGTTCCGGTGACAATTATCTGGGACAGCGTGGCAGCATCATCTCCCAAGGCTGAGCTTCTTGGAGATTATGATAAGGAATCAATCGGACTTCAGGCTCGAGCAATCTCGAAGGGAATGAGAAAGATCACCGGAGTTATCGGGGAGTCGAACGCCATGATGATCTGCCTGAATCAGGTCCGGACCAAGATCGGCGTTCTGTATGGAGATCCTGACACTACACCCGGCGGCCGTGCAATTCCTTTCCATGCATCGATCAGAATCAAACTGGGTGCAGGTCAGCAGATCAAGAATAAGGATGATGAGGTTATTGGCATTCACGTCTGGGCAAAGACAATCAAGAACAAGGTCGCCGCACCATTCCGAAAAGTTCATTTTGAGATCCACTTCGGCAAGGGGATCAAGGAACATGAGCAGCTTTTCGATTTTCTTCGAGGTTTCGGTCCGGCAGAATCAGGTGAATTCCTGGTGGAAGTTTCCGGCAAGTCATCTTGGAGAGTCCTGACCATTGCCAACAAGGAAACCGGCGAGGTCAAAGTGGAGAAGAAGTTCTACAAGTCAGACTTCGACAAAATCTTGGCTGATCCTCAATACAAGGACTTTCTGGATGACCTAATCGAAGCTGCTTTTGTCAAGAAGCTATCCACCAATGACGGAATGGAACTAGATGTTGAGTCCTTCGAAGAAGTTCGAGCTGTGGCCGATGATCTGGATGATGTTCTGGAAGACCTGAGTGTGTAATGACTGAGAATAGACCGATTCTACTGGTAGACGGACTTAATGTCTTCATGCAACATTTTGTGAAAAATCCCAGCATGGCAGAAACCGGGGAGCACGTCGGTGGGTTTTTGGGCTTCCTTGGAGGACTAGGAAACTTGTGCGAGAAATTCAAGCCCAGTCGGATCATCGTTGTGTGGGAATCGGGCGGCAGCATCAAAAAAAGAGGTGTCGATCCGACCTATAAAAACGGCCGGAGGCCGCCCACGCTGAATAGGTATTATGGGGACGATATTCCCTCGACGGCTGAAAATCACAATATGCAAGTATCCCTTTTGGCAAAAGCTTTGACCCACCTTCCTGTGACACAGATTTATGTCAGAGATTGTGAAGCCGATGACATCATAGGTTACCTAAGTCGCTATACTTTCAAGCCAGCACGCACAGTCCTGGTGTCTTCTGATAGGGATCTGTATCAGCTGATTGATGACCGAGTGCAACAATGGTCTCCCGGACAGAAAAAGATGATCACCCGACAGGATGTGATCGACAAGTTCGGAGTATCGTCCGAGAACTTCATCTCGGCCCGGGTCTTCATTGGAGATCCTGGAGACAATATCAAAGGGGTCAAAGGAGCAGGATTCAAGACTATGTCAAAATGGTTCCCGGAACTATCTGGATCAAGTTTCGTCAGTTACAAAAATATTGTGGAAGCGGCAAAAATCCTTCATTACGACAAGAAGGGCAAAACAATCGGTAGCATTGCATCAGCTCACGACTTGGCTGAGAAAAATTGGAAATTGATGTACTTGGACACGTCACAATTAGCTGCAAGCCAGATCCAAAAAATTGAAAGTCAACTTGAAAAACAGGGGAAAAGTAATAAAATGGGATTAATGAGGTTGCTACTGCAATCTGGTATGCAAAAATTTGACATCAATCGCTACTTTTTGGCGATAAACTCAGTGAGGCGATAGTGAGTAACTTGAACGGCTCCCTTCAGGAGATCATCAACAACGCAAACAATGTTCCGCATTTTTCTCAACATGGGAAAGGATTCCAGGAGAAAATCTTTCAAGGGCTAATTACAGATACCCAGTGGGCGGCTCAAATGGTAGAGGTCATGCGGCCCAACTTCTTTGACGTTGAGTATCTTCAATTTTTGAGTGAAAAGTACTTCTCATATCATAACAAGTACAAGTGCTTTCCGACGCTGGGATTGCTGGT